CTGTGACCTTAGTTACAGTCGCCCCAGTAAGCGACGAATCGTGAGCGATGATATTCCGCGTAACCGAGTAACTACCAAAAGCCCCGTCGTTGATTACCGTCGCACCAGACCCCGGCCCGCCATAGGTGACTGCCGTTGCAGTGATCGGCTGCCGCGTGAAATCCACCAGCAGTGTGCCGGTCGTGGTGAGGTCGATGCCAGAGCCGCCGCCGCGCCGCCAGAGGTTCAGCCCTATACCGATCATGGCTCAAAGTTCCACAAGCAGGAATCGTTGGTGATGATCCACGCACCTGAGCGGATGTACTTGAACGTCAGCGACCCCGCCGCCGTCAGCTCAACGTACTTGTCAGCCGTTCCACCGTTGACCGTATGGCCGGAGCCAGGCTTGAAGCGGAAGGCGTAACCAGCCACCCGCTCAAGGGTGTACTCGTCGTTAATCACAGGACTGGCTGGGGCGGTCAGCATCACGGTGACGGTTGCGCCGATGTTCGTGCAGTGCTTGCCGGACTCGGCAATGGTGAGGGTGTCTGAGGCGGTGAAGGCTTCAGAAAGTCCATAGGACTGACCGCGATCAACCCGTCCGATGCGCCCCGTTGACCTTGCATTTGTCATGTTAGCGTCCTGACAGCAGGGACATATTCGGCGTCGTTCCGGTTGACATCACCTTTTTGACATACGCTGGCAAGAACGCACCTGCCGTTGCGACAAAAACATGCGATACGTCAGCCTTGTCAACGAAGGTCACATTGCCAGCAGCGCCGCAGTGAATACCCCGCAACAGCGGATCGTACACGGTGCTGTCAGACGGCGTTACCGTTACGCACGGGGACCAGAGTGTGATTTCCATATTGGGTGTCCTTTGGTTGGTACGTTATGGGAGCGGCAGTGGTCAGCGTGTCACTGGCCGTGAAGTTCTCAGTGACGCCGAAGCTATCACCGGGGTCAACCCTGCCGTATATGCCCGTGTTCATTGCGTTTGTCACAATTTAGACCTTATATTGTTTGCGCATCTGGACCCATGCGAGCTTGATCAGCCCGGCGAGGGCGACGTTCCGCTGTGCCGCTGTCATGCCGTCTATCAGCGCCTCCAGTTCAGCCAGCGTCTTGGCGCGATAGATGGCTCTCAGAGCCGGATCGGTGCGCAAGGTGCCAAATACGTTTGCCGGTGCTGGTTTGACGACGTGGTGTTTCATAATGCGGTCACCGTGACGGTCAGGGCGATGTACGGGAAGGCCGGTGTCACCGTAACGCTGATCTGCCCCGGATCATCGGCGGTGATTTCCAGCGTGCTATCGGTCGCGGTGTAGGTGGTGGTGCCGTTGCCATCAGTCACGGCCACTGTTGCGCCGATGGGGATGCTGGATAGTGTGGCGGTGTCGGTGCCGTTGGCGGTGATGGTGGACTTGTCGAGCGTGCAGGCAGTTGTCGGGCGAGCGGCGATGAATGCCGGCGTCCCATTGATATAGCTATCGGATTCATTCGGCAGGCTCTCACTCTCAAGCAGCGAGCAGCCCGCTGGAAGCGGCGCAGCGTTTGCAGGGTGATCTGCCTCATACGACCGCCTGCCGACTATTGCGCCGTCTGAATTGCGATATATAACTGCGAATGTCATGTCGGTAATGTCGTGCCGATTATCCCGGCCGCTCCAAGATTTGAGTTGTTCACTGTAAGGGCTCCCTCAAAGTACAGGTTGCCGGCCGTTGACTGGCCTCTGGCCTCAACGTAGATACTGATTGACTGACTCCATCCGGTTGCCGGCGCTCTGTATGTGTAGCTCAGAACCTCGGAATCAGACTGCCCTTCAGCGCAGTTGTACATTCCGTTTGCGCCCATCTGCACACCAGCTCCGCCGTCATACGACACCATCATTCGCCAGTTCGCGCTGTTGTTGCCGGCCGATATGTTTTTCGTGTGAAAGTTGATTTTCAGCACGAACGGCTGCTGCACAGATTGCAGCCGTCGGCCAGAGTACCCGCCAGAGTATGTTGGGTGATAAATCGACGGCACAGTGATGATCGTGTGGTAGTTGCCATCATAGGTCGTGCTTAGATTCGCACTGCCCATGCCGGTGAACGATTGGGCGAGCGAGGCGTCATATCCGCCTGACGTGGCAGCCATCAGCGCCGCATCAGCGTCCCATGTGACCCGGCTGCTAACCAGTGTCCCGACGATATAGAACTTATCAGCAACCGAATCGTAGTAGACCTTCGCCCCGCTCCCCGGCGAGCCGCTGGCGCTGCCCTTCGTCCCTGAGCCGATCCAGAACGGGAAATCGTGACCAGCCCCCTGCAACTCGACGCGGTTGCCGCTGCCTGCCGTGCGAAACAACGTCGCCAGCACGAAGTCTGCCGCCAGCGCAGCAGCAGTCACGGTTCCTGTTGTGATATCAGCGCCATCGACAGCAAGTAGCCATTCGTCAGGAACCGCAGCCGCTCGGTACACCTTCTTGTTGCTGGTCAGGTAGACGAGTGACCCACTTGGATATGTCGCACTCGGCAGCGCCGGAAGTGACGACACCACTTTCACTGGCCGCATGGTCGTTGAGAACGCCGCTAAGTCGTCTATTGATCCAGCCTGAATGTCGCCTGAGTAGACAAGGTGCGAGTTCTCGTAGGGGACAGCACTGAGCGCCGTGCCGTTGCCAGCCGCAACCGCCGATGCGATCACGCCAGATGACCGGCCATAGGTGCCAAAGGCGACCATCGTTGACGTGGCCGTGAACGTAGTCCATGCCGTGCCGTTGTCGTAACGCCAGCCAGCGCGTGACTTGCGAGCAGCACCAATCCGCAAGCCAGCAAACGGTGTCGAGCCGGTGTTGGTTTCCAGCAGAAGCCAGCCCTCTGACACATCCTGCGATGTTGCTATTGCGCCATTCGGGACGCTGACAGCAACGCCGTCGAAGGAAATCTCTCCCGGTCCTGCCGTTGGCGTACCAGTTGCATCGAATCCGTGGACATACATCGAACCGTTGACCACGGTGGCCGACATGTCTGAGCGGTTCGCCCGTACAGACAGGATGCGGCTGGCGGGGGCACCATCAGCGCCATCAGCGCCATCAGCACCATCAGCGCCATCAGCACCATCAGCGCCATCAGCACCATCAGCGCCATCAGCACCATCAGCGCCTGGCAATCCGATAACTGCGCCGTATGACGTTCCGATCAGCACCCTGATTACGTCTCCGGAAACGCATGGCGAGGCGAGAGTGACGGTCGTTGAATCTGTCTCCGTGTAGTCAGCCGCCGCCAACAGGGACCCGTTGAAGAACACCTCAATTGAGTCAGCACCAGTCGTGTATGACGGCACGGTGAATGCCGTTTGCCCAGTTGTAGCCGTAACCTCTCCAACAACCTTGACCCCGGCCACGCCTGCCGGACCTTGCGGCCCGGTGTCACCAACCGGCCCCTGCGCTCCGGCTGCGCCTGTTGCGCCTGTTGCGCCTGTTGCGCCAGCCGGACCAGGCGGACCTTGCGGCCCCATAGGACCGTCATCCCACACAACCTCACCGGACGAGTTTTTGTACAGATACTTGCTGTTTGTTTCCGCCCCGCTAGGAATTGCGGGGATAGGATCGTCCAGATGTGACACTCGCAGCGAGCGGGCCAGCACTTCCTCCTGCTGCTGCTCTATCATCGTCAACCGATCAAAGGCATCCTCATGGATCGTGGCGAGGAACCGGCCTTGATTCCTGATGTCCGTAGGTTGCGTTATGTCCAGCACACGGCGCACCAGAACTGTCGTGTTGACTAGCGGTGCGGTCAGGAAGGTGACAACACCACCGGCCTCAGACCCTGCGCCAGAGACCGTATAATGCGTCGTGAGCGTCTGTGCTGTTTCTACGCCAACGTAGTCAACCAGCGACACAACAAGGTCAGAATCGGCCAGAAACCGCGCCGGAATGGCGAAAGCGGTCGTGACGCCGTTGCCACTGAACTCCCAAGTAGAGACTTCCGTTTCAACCGTCATGCCGAATCCCCTGTATCGCCCTGTAGAAGCTACCAAATATATCTATGCAATGCATCATTTTTCCTCACTTGGCCGGTTTGCCAAACGCCGCCACCATCCATGCGGGGCGCACTTGGTTGTATTGATCCTGCTCAACAGCGTCGTATAGGCGCATGAGCTGTGTTGTCGGGATCGGCTGGACGCCGCTGGTGGTTGTCAGTGCAGCCTTCCAGAAGGCACGGTCCATTTCGCCTTGCTGCGCTTGCCCGACCAGCGTAACCGCCCCGGCAACCGGCCCCATGCCTGCTGGACCGTTGTACTGGTGGAACCCCTCAACCGCCCCGCTGACCTCCCGAGCGCCGACGAACAGGCCCATGCCAGCCACCAGTGTTGACCGCGCCAACTTGGTAGCTATTTCCTCCGGCTCGTCGTCATCCCAATCACCCCGCAGTGCCGCATAGATCGCCTCTTGCAGCACAACAGGAACCACGACAATCAGCGCCAGGCTGGCAAAGGCATATGCCGCCCCACCGGCCCCGCCCATCTGCCGAGCCATAGCAATAGTCTCTGCCGACAGCATCTGCATCTGGTTCATGTAGCTGTAGAAGGTCGTGAACAGCCGCTGTACCTGCCCGCCAGACATCATGCCGCTCAGGTCGCCTATCTGGCCGCTACCCTGCGTGTCCCTGATTGTGCGGTCTGCCAGCAGCACCGCGTCCTCATGGGACTCTGCACCCATGCCCCCGTCTTTCTTCTCGGCCAGCGCCTTCTCATACGCGCCCATCCAGATAACCGTGTCGGTCAGGGACTGCATCTGCGCGATCAGCCAAAAGAATGACGCGCCTGCCGTCTTGAACGCCGTTTCGGCTAGGGACGTTGAAAAGTGCCGGTCATTCAGTTCAGCCATTTCTCGGTTCATTACGTCCTTGCGGTTTGCCATGAACTGCGACTGGCTACGAATCCACCCACGGGTACGAAATATCTGCCCGTGACCACCGGCCATTGCCGAAACGAACCCCTTAGCGATCCACATTGGCCCAACACGGGTCATCGCTGGGATGACGCCAAGCGACTGCACAATAGCCGTCAGCATGTTCAGTGCCATACCGCCAGCCGACGCTCCAACGCGCCACCGTGCCGCCATTCCAGCCATGCCGTCGCTTTGCTGGATATGACCGGCAGCAACCCGCTTCAGCGCATTGCGCAGCTCGTTGTAAACCTGGTCGCCATACACATCCACCACTGAGTTCCGCACGTTGTCAGCGCCGAGCAGTCTTGCGGTGTCCATGACGTACTCGTAGTACGACAGGTAGTGGGTAACTTCAGCGATATGCTGAGTGACCACAGAGAAGTCCAGACGGAATGGCGGGTGCTTGGCTTTTGCCTGCCGCTCATGGGTGAAGTCCCGTGACGGAAGGATTTGCCCGCCACCCTCGCTCATCAGCCGCTCGGCACTCTGCGACAACTGGTTACGGAACGACACCGAAGCCCGCTGCTCGCCCTCGATAGGCAGGTATCCGCCTGTCAGATGTCCAGCCTTGACATCGAACGGTGTTGCCACAACCCGTGGCGCGGCGATCCCGCGAATCTTCTTCTCTTTCTCAGCAACAGCGTCATAGTAGGAGTCAATCTGCGCCCATATGTTGTTGAGAAACTTAACGTCCTTCGCAGTCAACGTGTCGAGGATGGCCCGCACTTCAGCCTTTGTGATCGGGATTGGAACCTTGTTGCCGCGCGCATCGGTCGCCGTCCGAGTGGCAAACCCAGCCTGCATCATCTTGTTGGTATTGTCGGCATTGCCGAGATTGAGCGCGAACATCAGCCGCCCCATATGAGTCAGGGCGATATTGGTCCCCGGCACAATCTTCGGGTTACGCGTCATCATCAGCCGTTCGCGCTTGTTGTATATCTTCGCGGCCTTGCCAAGCGCCAGTGTTGCGTCTCGGTGCATCTTGGCCTGCGTGTCATCGGCCTTCTGCAATCCCTTCAGCAGCAGATTGAAGCCGACGCCGTTATCCTTCAGCCCATCAAATACCTCACGCACATGGCTGGCGAAGTTACGATGGTGAGCCGCAAACCACCGTAACCCGCGCATCAACTTATGCTGCGGAAGGCGCATCTCGTTGTGAGTGATCGCTTGCCGACCATCCCTGGCATTGTCACGGACAGCGCCCGCCAGCGCCTCTTGCCCTTCGCTCAAGGTCTGCTTGGCCTTGTCGTCGAGCAGCTTGTTGATGCCGCGTGCCAGTGTCGCCAACTGGATCACGTCATCGTGCAGCGCGTTAAACTCAGCGACCGTCATCTCCTGATACGGCTTCGCGCCGCTCATTACAAACTCGGACAGCTTGGGCGGGATATGGGCAACGCTGGTCGGGTCTATCTCGCCGTCCTTGAACTCAGCCTGTAGCGCCTGCACGAATGCCTGCAACGGCATGATCTGGCGGCGGCGAACGTCAGATATTTTCTTCATCTCCACCTGAGCCAGCAGCGCCTCAATCTGCTCCAAATAGCCCTCGCCAGCCCTGCCGATGGCCTGCCGCATACGAACACTGGTCAGCGCCAGCATCTGATTGCGCTTGGTGTTGACAGACTTCTCAATCTTCCGCGCTTCGGTATACAGCGCGATGTTCAAAATCTCCGTGCGCTTGTGCTTGACAGCAGCCGCAAAGTCCTTCGCCTTGACCGCATCAATCGCCTTTAGCGAAGCCGCCCGAGCTATCTTCCGATACTGCTCGGGCTTGATCTGGCCGATGGGTTTATTCCACAGCACGCTCTTGGCGTACTGACGAGCTATTGCCAGCGTGATTGGCGGGCCTGCGCTTTTCTCCGCATTCCGCGCCTTGCGATCCGCAACCGCTTCCGCCTTCCGCTGTATGGCGGCGACAGCCCGCATTGCACGCTGCTCGGCAAGCGCGATGGCAAGTCCTGTCTCGCCGGACGTGACTTCCTCTACCGCCTCCATCGCCAGCGTGCCGTCATAGATCACGTCCGGGTGTTCAACCCGCATCCGGCGCTCAGTCTCGGCCTTGATGGCCTCGTTCATATCCGGCGACGATGCCAGTTCCTCGACCATCTCATCGGCGGTGTTGTAGCCAGTCACACGCGCCACGTCCTCAAGCCGCATCCCCAAGTCTGGCAGGCGCACTTTCTTGCCATAGCGGGTGATCGGCTTGCCGGTTTTCTGGTCAAGCTCGTACTGCTTCTGCCCTGATGCCACCAGCCCCAATTCACGCAGTCGCGCCACCAGCGGGTTCTTGATGATCTTCTTGTCATCGCCACGGGCATTGGTGCCGTAGTTCTCAGCCAGATCAGCGGCGTTGAACTTCAGATTCTCGACGTTAGGCAGCCGTATGCCGTCAGGCGTGGTGCCGTCGCGCATGGCGAAGATCGCCCGATACACGCGCATGGCGTGTACCTGTTTTGCAACCTCATCCTTGATGGCCTGATAGTGCGACTTGCTCATGTCGCGCTCTGCCTTTTCCTTTGCGGCGGTCAGCTTCCGCAGTTGCAGCGCAACGGCATCGTCGTGCTTGCGCTGAATATCCTTGCGATACGCCTCCATTTCCTCTGGTGCCAGGATGTTCTGCTTGTCAATCTCCGTCAGTAGGTCAAGCGCCCCCTTCTGCTCCATCGCGGCAGTTATCTCGGCGTCGGTCGCCATCATTCGCTTCATCACATCTTCGACAGCAGGGCTGACAGCGATACCCCTATGGACAATGCCGCTGTAGACGCGCATAAGCCATGCACTCATGGCGGCGAACACGTCACGCAGCGCCAGCGACGGAGCCTCGCCCTTCGCCACCCACTTCTCAAAGCCTTTGGCGAACTTTTCCTCATGCTCAACGGTGATCTGGTCTGGCGATTTTATCTTCCACCAGTCCATCAGCGTCTGCATGTCGGCCTGCATCTGCGGCGTGCCATTACCATCCTTCGTCAGTTCGATCAGCATACGAAGGAAGATATGCGATCCCTCATGGATGAACGTGCTGCGATCCTGCGCCTTGAACAGTTTGATGATGGCTTGCGTGCCTGTGAAGGTAACGGAGCCTTTCGGTTCGGATTTGCCCTGCTTTTGGAATAGGGTGTCCCCACCACCCGCCGTAACCTGCTCATTGTTCTTGGCGTGTAGCTGCTTGGCGATCTGCTGCGGCGTCTGGCTAAGGTCGATGTCGAACGCATTGATGGCGTCGTGCAGCGCATTCAGATCGGCGTTCATGCGCTCCGCGTTGCTATTGATGTTTCTGGTCGAATACACCTTCTTGCCGCCTAGTTCATCGGCAATCAGTTCCAGCAGCGCATTCTGGTCATGTTCGGTGATGTAACCGGCCTCCTGCGCCATCCCTGCCATGTCGTCAAGATTCTTCCCGGCCTCATTGATGAGCCTCTGGAACCTGGCATCCATGCCCTTCAGTTCGCCGCCTTTGTCGTACTTCAGCCCGCCATTCTTGCGAATGAACTCAAGCACGCTATCGCCGTACATATCCTTGTCAGTTGGCCCCTGACCCATCTGGATCATGTGGATTTGGCTTTCCAGTACCTTCGTGTTTGATGCAGCCGACTCAAGCCCCGGCATGTACCGCTTGATGATCGGGTCGAACATCGCCCTGATGCTGGCAAGACTCCGCCCACTGCGACTTGCCGCCGCGCCATAGCCAGACGCAAGGTACTTCGCAAATGTGTCAGCAGACTCCGGCGTGTGGGCGCTGCCAACAAGCTGCCCGCGTATGTCGTCCTCAAGCGCCTGAAGGTCGGTTGTCGCAGCGTCCTCTGCGCCGACATCTTCAGCCGTGATGTCCTGATCGGCTTCAGCCTGTGCAGTCTCATACTCATAGCGCGTCATGCCGTCAGGGTCGAACGACATATGCTCAGACAGCGCCGACTTGTCACTGCTCTGCGAGACACGCGCAGCCCATTCCTCAATGGGGACTGCGATAGGACCGCCGCTCGCCACAGCCTCATCGTAGGCTTCCGCGCTACCGAATATCTCAATAGCCTTCTCACGAGGATCTTCGTCCTGCGACTGGTACAGCGTCTGGAAGCCTTCAAGATTGACGTATGCGGTTTCCTTGCCAGTGCCAGCAGCAGCCTCCTTGACGAAGGATTTGTACGTCTCAGGCGACTTGGCGAACGGGATTTTCGTCGCCGCCTCGTTCAACTGGTCGATTGTCTTGTCGGGGCGATAATCGCTGTACTTATGCTCGCGGGCGATCCGGTAGGAATTGATGCTTGCGCCTGGCAGCAGCATCAGCGGGTACATGAACGCTGCGCCTTCCGCTTCTGCGCCAATGTCGCCGACTATCTCTCCGGCAGACCGCAGCGGCAGACCTGACTCTGCGCGGGCGTAATGCTCTCCCAAGATAGTGCTGGCCCGTTGCCCAACCTCCTGAGCAACGCCTTCCCCAAACGACGCGCCGACCTCTTTCGCCAGTACGGCAAACTTGGCGGCAGTCGTGGGGTCTTTCAGTGCTGCACCAACAGCGGCTTTGATAGCGGCTTTCGTGCCGAAATTCTTGAACGCCGGAATGGAGTCAAAGAGTATCTTCGCCTCGGTCATGCCGAACGCGCCGTTGATAATGCCGACCACGTTAGCCGCCAGTCGTGCCGCCTCACGGTCAACGCCGGGTATCATCGTGTACTCGCGGAACGCATTGGCACGCTCTAAGCGCCCTTCCTCGATGCCTGATCCAATGATCGCACCTGACTTCATCGCCAGCGCCGTCGCCTCAAGCGTCACAGCGGGCGGCAACTTCAGCAGCAATGACGTGGTAGCAACAGCCGCAGCAGTGTTAGCACTCAGCTTGCCACCAGCCGTCATCGTCCTCGCAATGTTCGCTACGTTTTCGGCAGGCATGGTCAGGAACCGCCCAACCCAACTACTGCCGTAGTCATCACCGCCAACCGACGACGCTTCCTCCAACACATCACGACGCGCAGCCATCTCCGGCGTCATCGTGCCGTCCATGTCGTGCATGTTGATGTTGGTAATCTCGTTCCTGAAGTACGACCGATTGACAGCCTGACCAGGTGCCTTCAGCAGCCACTCCATTTTTCCCATCTCGACAAACTTGTCGCGGCTGATGGCAGTCCGGTGCGGGTTAGCCTCGCGCCACGCCTTCAACGACGGCGTGTACTCTGACATCGCCGCGATGTCCTGCTGCTCCTTCTCTTTTGCGATAGCTGCGACAGCGCCGGGGGCTTGCATTGCCATGCCATACGGCAGACCAGTCATGGACAACTGCTGCAACTGCTCGGCAGCTTCGTCGCCGGTCATGCCGCGTGCCAGATACTCGTTGTCGGCGTTCTCAAGCGGCGGCTCCGGCTTGGGCGGCTCATGTGCGGCTACCGGCTCGACGAGCGCCTTCAGCTCCGGCACAGCGACCGTAGTGCTAGGACGAAAGATAACCCCGCGCTTCGGGTCAGCGTCCGGCTTCGGCTGCTCGGCCCCAAGTGGCGCTGCGTCAGTCAGGCCCGCATCAAGCGGGTCGCGCGGACGTAGCTGAATGACGCTCACTTGCTACCCCTCAGTGCCTTCAGGTACAACTCGACGCCTTCATCGCCTCTCGTCGCCCATATGGCGTATGCCTCGTTAAGCATATCGTCTGTCAGTGTGACGCCTGCCTCGCTTGCCATATCGTTCAGTATTTTTACCGAGTTCGCATCGATGGTCTCTGGAACGTCTGACGTGTCGATATATGCCGTATCTGGCAGCGGCAGATTTGCGTCAGGCTTATCGTCAAACCACCAATCGCGCTGAACCAAAGCATATTTCCTCGCCCACTTCTCCGATGCAAACCTAGACAGTTCATCGTCAAACTGCTGACTTGTAAGCTTGCCGTCAGCGTTCAGTGATTCGATGCGATTGGCAAACTCAACGGTAGCCGACTCAAACTCTGTCTTTGCCTGTCCTGTCAGTTCTTTCGCATCAGGGAACAACGTCGCCCGCAGCACCCTAGACGCCTGCGTAGAGCGCGTCATATGCTCTGTTTCTTTCGGCTTCAGCGGTGCGTTCTGATCCTTCCTGACATCATCCATCCGAGCCTTCAGTCGCGTGATGTCTGATTCAGACATGCCTTCGTAGTACGGGATCAGATCAAGGCTCTTGAACTTGACTGGATCGCGCACCGACATATCCATCAGCGATGAATACAGGTAATCGCTGCGGCTTGTGTCCTTTTGCTCGCCATTCATCATCCTGAGCATAGCCTGACGCCCGGAGTCATCGAGGTTCGACAGCATCTCAGTCGTGATAGCGCCTGCGCCCTTGTCAAAGTACAGCTTGCTGGTCGCCTCAAACTGCTGGTTCTTGCGATAGGCTTCCTCTTGGCGGGCGAACGATATAGCAGACCGACGCTCTGCCAACTCACGCTGTGCCGCCACCTTCCCGTACTGAACGACAGCCGCCTCATCTTCCTCAGTCAGCGTATCGCCGTATTTGCCCATGTACGCCTTCGCTGCGTCGTACTGACCCTTGTTGATAAGGTTCTCGGCAACACCGCGACGGGCACCAGATTCCTGCTCCTTCTGCTTCTGCGCGACAATTTCCGGCGTCCAGCCCGCCACTGAGCCAAGATCAGTCACGGCGTTCCGCACGAGCTGGATATGTCGTTCACTCTCATTCGGATCAGTCGCCGACACAGCCTTGTCGCGTGCGGTAGTAATAGCCGCCTCGATCCCAGTTACATACAGCTTCTGCGTCTCGCCGTATTCGTGCCGAGCCATCGACCGGCGTAGGTGATTACCCCTATCAGCCGTGTACCCGTCTAGCGCCAACAGCACATCAGGGTTTGTCGCGTACTTCCCGCGTATCGCCCCAATCTTCTCGTCCCAGCCAGGCATGTACCTGGATTCCAGGTTGACAGCGTTCTTGCCGCGCTGTGCAATAACCCCTGTTTCCGGGTTTGACTCAATATCGTCGGCCACGGCGTCAACCGCCGCCCGCGCCTCGTAGACGCTGGCAATCGTCGCCTTGCGCTTCTCGTCCTGATAGATGCTGTCCATCGCCGCGCCGACCTGAGACAGCGCCTTGTCGGCACCCTCAAGCGGCTGCGGGGCGGGAGCAGTCCGAACGTCCGGTACAGCCCGGAGCGAAACCCTGTTCTGCTGGTATGTTGGAACCCGTGGCATCAGCGTGTTTTCCCGTACTGCCAACCCTGAGCGCCGTGCGTCAGGGCGGTCATAAAGCCGCTGGCGATGGTCTGTTTCTTCTGTTGCTTGCCCAGTGTCTCGGTGATGTTTGCCTGCTGGTTCAGCCCCCACGCTTCCCGCGCTGCATTATTGCGGATCGTGATGGCATCTTCCTCGCCAAGCTGGTATGTATCCTCCACAAGTCGCCCAGCAGACCCTGTGCCGACCTGTACGCCATTTGCGGCCAAAGCCGCTACCTGAGAGCCTGCCAGCGCCCGCGTGTCCCTACGGAGCCTGTATTCGTCTATGGAGCCTCTTACCACCGCGTCACGGGCCTGATACCGCATCTGGTCGGCGTTTGCCTTCGCCGCGTCAGCCTGCGCCTGTCCAGATGTCACGCCACTCGCAGCAGCTACCCCGGCAGCACTGAGCTGCATCATCACCGGATTACACATTCACTTGCCCCTGCCGCTGCTTGTTTGTATCCATGTAAAACCGCCGAAAAGGCAACCCGAAGTGCCCATATGGCTCCGGCTGGCCCAGTTCAAAACCCAACCACCGCAGCCACCGCTTTGACGCCTCATGCCGGTCATCGACGTAATTGACCAGGCTCCCGTACAGTTCCAGCAGATGTCGCATGTAGCGCCTGTTCTCCCGCAGGAACACGAATTGGTGGCTGTTCATAAGATTCGTGCCAACCAGCCACGGTACGCCATGCCGCGTCAGGATCGACACCGGGGATATGCCGAATATGCACAGCAACTCGCCGTCAACCGTCGCCGTCAGGGCGGGCACGGACGTTGCCACACCATCCTCGATAGACCGACGCGGATCATTGCCGGTCGTCGCATATATCTCGTCCCAGTCGGCCTGCCGAATGTCGGCCATCAGCACGTCTACATCCTCTGCTTTTGCACTGCGTACAACGGGGCGGCTGACCCTGCTCATGGGCCACCTGTCACGTCTGGCACCACTGCCAGCACAGTCAGCGGCAACGGATTCGTCTGCCGAATGACAACCCGCCCGTGGTCGTTGTAGGACGATGTAAGTTGCACTTCCGAAACCCCGGTCGTTGCAGCCGGAGCCTCGTAGTCGTCCTCCTGCCCACGCGACAGGTACTCATTCAGGGCACTACGGTCAGACCCCGCAACGAACCCTCGGCTGTCCTGCACATACAGCGCCACACGCTTGACCAGTTTGCTCTGCATGTAGGCTGAACTCTTGCCGACGATGTTGATGTCGAGCGTTTCCATTTCAGCCGTGAACGGCAGTCCGATATGGACAACCACGCCATGCTGCCCAAGCTGCACAGACCCGTCATCCTCGACATCAAGGCTGGCATGAACCGTTGAATCAGCACACACCGCAACCGTCTTGCCAACAAGGTGATCCAATCCGTAGAACAAGTCCTTTGCCAACCCGTAGTCCGTCGACGCTACAGACCTGATTGACGCGGGCACGTCGATCAGCGACAGCAGCAATGCTGATGTTGGCCCGTAGACGGTCGTGATCCTGCCGCGATAGATGTACTCGTCGGCGTATACCCATATCTCGTTGCCAACGTCGCCAGACTCAAGCAGGCTATCCGTCAGCGCCACGGTGACGCTTTGCCCGCTGGCCCATGTCCCGCCTGTCAGCGTGACCGTATCCGTGCCATTGCCGCGTCCGTCATAGGTCAGCGATGCGTCAACGCATACCACGTCACGGGTATCGTCAACATCACGGTTTGTCAGCGTCTCAACGTACCGCTGCTCGACGCCATTGATCGTGCGCTTGACGATGAAGTACGGCACGTCAACGCCACCTATCGGTATCGCACACACGCGCTCCACGATGCCGTCTGTGTCATGTGTTGCCCATCCAACAACCTCCTGCTCGCGCAGATAGGTTAGAGACAGCAAGACACCATCAGACCGCACGATCCACACGATGCCATGCGGCTCGTCTGCGAAAGACATATCAACCACGGTGCGCGTCGGCGTCAGCAGATGCGATGCCGTCAGCGTCACATCGTCGCCAGTAAACTTGTCGGCATTGACCTGATACTGAAGGTCACGAATCTTCGTGCCGTTGTATGTCACATACAGCGCCGTATCGCCGATGATGACGGCTGGCAACTCACCAGCGCCACGGTAAACCTGCGGCCTGAACCCAACCGTAGTCGGCGTGATCGCGTCGTTATCGCCTGCACCGATACGCCATGCGCCGGATGATGTCAGCGCGACAAGCTGATCTAGCGGCACCAGATCATTGATGGCGTTGATCTGACGTGCGTTCATAGTCATCGCTATGGAATCAGAGTCTATGCCAGGGATACTAAACCCATAGTCGTCATACTCGCCGACCTTCGACATATCCACGCGCTGCGGTGTCGCCCGCGTGCCACTGAATACCTTGCGGTCACCGTAATACGTCCCGGTGCGCGGATAGCCCTGATCTTCTGACCATGCGCCGAACGCCCAGATGTCGGTCAGGTTGTTGCTGTTGATTTGCGTCACAGTAACATCAGCAGCGAGAGCCGGGGCAACGAGAAACGTCAGCACGTCAGTTGTCCGATTAACGGTATAGTCTGTCGGGCTTAACTGCTCCCCATCGACAAGAACCTCATAATCGTCTGCGCGTGACGATGTAGCACCAGTCACGCTCAACGTCACATCAGCGCCATCACCAGTCATCGTCCACGGCCCTGCGGCAATAACCGTTCCACCAACCACAGAGTCAGGCAAGCGCGACAGCACGGTTGCCGTCACTTGGGTCGGAGACGTATACGCTGTGATGCGCAGTATCCCGTACCCACTGTGCAGGTACTGCCACGTCACTCCGGTACGGTCGGCAAGACCAGTTACCCGCTTGCCGTCGCCATCCGGCGCAACGCCTTCTTCATGAGTCGGCTTCACGCTGCCAGTTGCGATAGATTGCGAGTGCGCCCGAGTCAGACAGGAATACGTCTTGCCATCAGACCTGCGCAGAAGTCCATAGGTCTCACTGTTTCCGGGGACGTTTATCAGCTTGCTTGGCTCCCACGGTGGCACGCGCCGAAGGTCTTTTTCCTCCATGTAGAACAGAGCGCCGACATGGTTTGCATTGAAGATATTGCTGTCTGCCGTCAGGGTAACTGAGCCTGATACTGCTGATGCATACACAGTTCTGGCCTCGTCTGGATTAATGTCCAGAAACGGCCCATCCTCAAACTCCGCCTCAGTAAACGTGAAACTCGTTGCGCTGGTACGCGCCAAGTCATACTGCGGATAGTCGCGGTGCATGACAGTCATCACGTCAGCGGATTGCGTGACGCGAATGCCGTCTACATCATCCTCAGTGTATGGCGTGACAACCTGCAAGCACGCCTGTACGGTGCCACCGCTGACATAGGTGCCTCCTGCCGACGAATTACGAGCCACACGGAATGTCGTCGTTGTTGGCACGGCAGCAACCGTCCAGTCGTCGTTGATTGCCTTGTAGCCACCAGTCGCCACCACGTCCCTGATCGCCACCACGTCATCGACAGCCAGACCATGCGCACCGCTGGTCGTAACGACAAAATGCCCGCCAGTCTCGCCAACACTGGTTACGGTGAAAACGGTTCCAGTCCTGACTTTCGCATTGTTAGCGTAGAACATTGCGTACAGGTGCCCGAACTCGATCAGGTATACCTGCTCAGTCGAGTAGATGAACTTCACCAGCACTGACTTGCGATCCTGGTACTTCGTCCTCGCCAGATACCGAGTGCCGCTCCGACTTGACGCGCCTCCGAACGGTCTGACAAACATATTTGTCAGCTTGCGAAGCGCCGTGCTGTACAGGGACAGGTCTACGCGCCCGTACAGCGACGGTGAAATCTCTCCCCGACTGAATGACGGTTGCGGTAGTTCGCTCATCCACGCACCGATATGCTTGGGCTGTCTGGCATGATGTCAGACACGCGCTCGTTCTGCGTCATCGCAGATGCCAGATGCAGGGCCGATGCATACTCTTGGCCTGCCGCAGTTACCAGCCGCGTCTCGGCACGCAGCGCAGCTCCGGCCTCTTTGGCGAGCAGCCATGCCAGCGTATTTGTGAACAGTGAATCAAACAGCAACGAATCAGTGACACGGCTCGTATACACCAGATAGGCGTCAGACTGGTCTGTAGCGATGATCCGCTGCGACGTGTACGCGGAGTATTGCTGATCGAATGGGATGCGAGAATTCGTGTACGCCATCGCCATAGGCTCGTAGCCATATGGACTCAGTGATGCAAGCCTTGCTCCAGCACTCGTAGTAATCTGTCTGGCAAGCACACAGTCAGTCGGGTAGGCATAAGCGAGCGCCCACCCAGGCGGCGGCGACTCCGGCAGTAAGGCGAGAGCTTGGACTGTTTTCGCAAAACCCCACGGATGGGCGCGAAGCACCGTGTCTCTGCACTGCTCATACCATAAGCTGCATACACGGCGATTCTCCGTTTCTTCGGTGAGCGATGCCACCCGTTGCGTGACGCCGATGCGCGACAGCGCCATGTTGTAGATGTTGATTACGGACGCCATGCGCTTACCTCATAAAAAGGAAGGGCGGCACGAAGCCGCCCCTCCGTAGTCACTCGCTCATGCGGCTTCAGAGTACGTTGTCAGACTGAAGGTGTGCCGCTGCGCCTTTGACGATGGCGTTGTGCGCCATCTCCATAGCATCGCGGTTTGCAATCTGCTTACGCTTGAGCGCATCGCGCCGCTCAAACTCTTTCTTGTAAGCAGCCTGATCCTTCTCGGACTCCGGCTCCATCCACTTGCCAAGATCACTGACGTTCTCAACCTCGAAAACCTCGTCAACCTTGCGCCGCTTCAGGTCGTAGTAGCCGACTTCCTTTGCCTTGACTCTCATCTGTTACCGCTCCTGGTTAGACTGCAAGACGCATGTTGTCGCTGTAGGCACGGTACGCGCTGATGTCAGCCGTCAGGAAGGCATCAACAGTACCATTCGTTTCAGACGTGGTGACGTTGTAGCGAACGCCAAGATACCGCTGATAGCTGCCAGTCGGCAGTTTGACCGCAGCAACCCGGTAGCCAGCAATCAGCACCGACTTCGCCAGATCACCGGAAGTCCAGTGAACTGTCGCAGCCGTTGCCAAGTTCTCCGTGGAATCTGATTCCAGCGTGAACGTCACGGTGCCAGCCGCAGCCCATGCAGTACCGATCTGTATGACAAGGTACAGATCTTCACCAACACCGATGTCACGAGTGACGTTCGGATACGCCCCACCCTCATTCTTGACGGCAGTGTTGCCGATCAAGTCAATGACGTTGGTTGAGATGGCGTCAATCGTGATCGCCTGATTGTTAGAAAACAAGTTTTGTGCATCAAGAATCATGGTTGTTCCCCTTTAGGATACGGTGGCTTCATTGCACCGGAGCGCGTCACAAGTACGCACCGGGATGCCACGAAGCATGGTTTTCGGCTTGCCTTCTTCCTCGCCGACGTTCAGGTAGACGTTGCTCTTGCTCAGCGCCTGAAGATCAAGGAACTCCTTGACCGTCCGGTTGGCGTAGAACGCGCAACGACCCATGCCGGGAGTCGGAATGCGATGGATGGCCTTGACCATGTTGTTGATAAGCGGAACAGCCGTGCCAGCCGTATCAAGCTGCGACTCGTCGATGTTGGCAATACGCACCGCGTAACGCCAGTCGCGCAGCGCGATACCGCACTTCCACTGCCACTGATCCTGATAGGCCCGCAGACGGGTGCCTGCCATGCCAGCAGTCGTCTCAACGGTCACTTCGCCATGATCGTTGTGAACCAGACCGGCTTGCGAACCCTTCGGGAAAATGCCGTGAACAGTCTGACCGCCCCAGCAGATCAGCCAGACCGACATGTTGTCGGAGCCTGACGGAGATGCGGTTGCGCTCAGGATGTTCTTGCCGTTTGCAGCAGAAGTCGAAGAATACCGGGCAGCCAGACCGGTGAATTCCTCGGGAGCGGTGCTGGAATTGCCGTAGAACAGAGTATCGGCCATTTCCTGATTCATCGCCTCGATGAACGCCTGAGCCTCAGACAGACGGAACGCCGGGGTATTGCCGTTCAGCATGGCAAGGTCTTTATCAACCTCGGACCACGCTTCCAGGATGCCGCACGCCTCGTCGATCTGTGCCGTGGTGCTTTTCGACGGCTGGACGCCGTTGTTGAGCAAGCGCCATGCAGCAGTCGGCAGACCAGTGCGAACGGTCGTCCGATGGCCGGTAGGCAGATTGCCTTCAGCCCACAGCATGTCGATCAGGATGTCGTTTGTCTGACTCAACATTTCAACGATGGAAGGAACCTTGCCATCGGGGTCAAGCCGCTTTGCCCAGTCGGCAATCGTCAGTACGTTTGCGCCAAGAGTAGCCATGATTTAAGTCCTCACCTGTGGAGCTATTTAGCCCCGTAAAACAACTCTGCCGTATCGACAGCGGCGGCGGATTTGCTTCCGCGCACGACACTATCTTCCGACAGCTTTTTACCGACGTTCAGACAAAACCGGATCAACTCCGGGTGATTGCCAAGCCCAGTCTCGTTGAGCATCTTTGCCAGTTCTGGCGAACCAAAGTCGCTGATCGCCTTCTGTGCGACTGCGATGTTGGCCCCAAACTTGTCGCCGCCATACTCTTTGTCGGCTTGGGCTGTCTTGGCCCATTCGGCAACGGTATCGCCGATCAGCTTCTGCTGTGCCTCCGCGAGCTTTGCGACTTGCCCTGCGTACAGATCAACGACCTTCTGTGCGCCTTCCTGAGTCATCCCAAGCGATTTTGCAATGGGTTCAAACTCAGCCAGCACAGTCGAGTCGAGTTCCGTACCTTCAGGCAGTTTGAAAGCCTCATATTTCTCCGGCACGACAGGGGCGGCAGCCGCTTCCTCCGTCTTGCCGGTCGTCTCTGTCGTCTGTCCAGTATCGCTACTGGCGACAACAGCCTTGTCGTCAGCCTGACCATCGCCCGCAGCCGCGTCGGTTGTTGCCTGTGCGGTAAGGACTGTTTCAGTCTGAGTCATCGGATTCCTCTACTTTTTCCAGCGGCCTCTCAGCCGGTTTACGCAACAGATCGGTCAGCAGTTCTGGCGATATGAACGCTATCTCGTTCATGATCCCGACCCCTACACTGCGAACCCCCTCTTTCCAGTACATCCGGCTACCGTTAGGGTCTAACGACACGCCGAACACGTTGCACTGCACTAGTAGGCGTGAGATATACCGCTTCCCTTCAGGCGTTGCAACAATTTTTCGCAAGTCCTCAAGTTCTTCGTTGCGCCTGGTCGCCTGTTCCTCACGCGCCTGACGGGTCGTTGTCGGCTTGCTCATCCGGCCAGAGCCTCACCAATGTTGGTCAGTGCCGTATCCCCACCAGTCGGCGTCTCGCCGAGCATCTTCACCGTCTTAGCCATCTCTGGCATCTGCTGCGCGGCCTGCGCCGCCTGCGCCTGCTCTGCCCGTGCCGCTCGTATCTCTGCAACTACCTTGTCGTCGCGCACGACTGTCGGCGGAATGCCCTGCGACTGCGTGTACTCGTCAATCAACTGATCGAAGTCCACCTTGTCGCGGGCATCCGGGTCAATGCCAGCTATCGACGTGACAAACGCCACGGTGCGCTCAAGACCACCAGTAGCTACCATGCGCTGTGCCTGCGCCATGATGCTGATGTACTCGACCTTCAGATCTATCTCCGCCAACTCAGGCGGCGGCGGCGGCAGCAATGGCGTGCCCATCAGCTTGCCTTCCCAGTACGGCTTACTGCGCCGAACCATGATGTTGAACGTCCTGTCGATCAGGTTATCCAACACTTCATCGTTCAACCGCTCAAGCACCGGCCCGAGCTGCAACAGCTTTTCCTCGTGCCGCTCGTCAATCTCACGCGCCGTAATCTCGCGCCGATCACTCTGCGAAATCATCAGAAACAGATTCTCGTACATCGCAATCTTGATGCGTTCCTGAATCTCCCGTATGTCGAGCATCAGTGCCTGAATCTCAGGCTTGATCGTATACGCCGGGGCGAACCCCGTGTTCTGTTCAGAAAATACCGTCATGCCTGGCAACGCCGATGGCATGTCGTTCCGCATGGAAGGATGGGCAACCATCGGCGGGTCAACGTGCTTGTCGATGGCCTGCGCTTTGCGCTTCTGCTGTAGCTGCAACGCCCGTGCATCGCCGAGCGCGTCCATCGCGGGACTCGACCCATACACCTCGTCGCTCGTCACTTCCCACCGACCGGCCATGACAGGGTTTTCGTGGTAGCCCTGCTTGCTCAGAAACTTGTCCTGAGCGTCACCTTCAGACGCCTCGTAGTACACAGACAAGGCTCCCATGCCCTTCGCGCCAGAAGCGCCAATCTCACGGTCGCCGTTTGGAGTGATGATATGCACAACGTCGATCTGCTGCTCAAAGTTCCCCGACCGAACCAGATTCTCAACCTGCGGCGACAGGGCGGCGCGTCCGAACTTCTGCACCAACTGCCGAACCGTCAGCCTGAAATCGCGCACGAACGTATCGTTCTGCAAGTCGGAATTGTTCGCCAAGTAGTACGACCCGATGGTGAACGGCTGGCAGCGAATAACCTCAGTCGGATGGTCGTCTACAAGCATCGCCATCGTGCCAAAGACGCCCAACTCGCTGTAAACAACCGGCAGCGTGTTGTACAGATTCGACCGAGAGAACACGTCCCGCATACGCTGCTCGACCGCGTACAGCCATTGCTTGACGGGCACATACTCCATTAGCCCCAGGTCAGGCGTCGTGAGCCTGAACCACGGACGCGCCGGAGAAGTCAGACCGGCCATCAGCCCTGACGCCAATGTGCGGGCCGCGTAGCGCGGCGTGCCGTCGATCAGCTTCTGGTTTCTCTTGTCGCCGCGCCTCGATGTGCTGTTGCTCTGAACGCCCAACCACTCACCGCGCCTCGGCAGGAAATGGTCTGACAGGTCGCGCCAGTGAGGCTCCCAGGATGCTCGATCCTGCTTCAGTGCCGATACCAGCCGCCCGTATCGCTTGCGCTCAGTCTCCGCCATCGCCGCGCCCCTTACTGCCCGAGCAGTGTCTTAGCTCCGAACGATGGCAGACCGCCACCATTTGTCAGCAGCGTACTCGCCCGACCAGACGCGCCCATTGCACGCGCCCGGTTGCGGGCTGTCTTGCGGGCTGCGTCGTAGTCTTGCAACACCGATCCACCTGGCATCTGCGCTGTCGGCGTCTTTTGATTCGCCAGCAGCGGGCCAGCGGCACCAGCCACCGTCGCGCCAACCTTTGCTGCGGTCGCTATCTTAGCTGCCGTCGCCGCGTTAGCCGCCTCAGTCGCGCCAACCGCTCCAGTCACGTTGCTCAAACTCGCCGCCCCAACCTTCGACGCCAGCGCCGCGTCAACACCGCCAGTCGTCAGTGCGCCACCGACGCCGGATGCGCCTGCCGCACCAGCACCCGCCGTACCTGCGGCTCCTGCGGCTCCTGCACTAGCTGCACCAGCGCCACCAGCACTAGCCGCACCACCAGCACCCGCAGCACCCGCCGCACTCAATCCGCCATATGCAGCCGCGCCAATGCCCGTGACAGCAGCCGCCAAGCCCGCAACCTTGATAACCTTCGCGTTACACATCCACGTCTCCTGTCAATGCAACCGGGCTATCCGCCCTTCCTCGGCCTCGTCGCGTTGCCACGGATCATAGTCCTGCACTGCGGTAATACCAAACTCTTTCTGTGCCCGCGCCAACCGCCCACGCGCACGACCCTCTATCGGATACGCAAACGTCAACGCCAACGCATCTCCCCAGTCAGGCGACCGACCCAACCGCGCCTTGATCTGATCCTTGTCCTCAATCATCAGCTTGTCTGCCCGAAACGTATACGTCGGCTCCGTCAGGTCAGCAATCAACTCCGGTATGTTCGGCAACCACCCGCCACCCTTCACCCACTCCGCCATCAGAAACCACATCTCAGCACGCTTGTTCAAATACTTCCCAGTGTTCATCGCCCGACCGCTGAACGGCACACCTATCGGCGACCGACCCAACCGACGCAAATTGTCGATCCACCCACTCCCGTACCCGCCCGTGTCGTCCACGAAGCACGCATCAGCGTCCACCGCACCCCACTCCAGCGACACATGCGCCGCACCACTCACCGAGTCCATGTTCCGCCACAGCCTCGGCTCAAATACCTTCCGACCCTGGCGGCGCATCAGCACGCTCGCGTCATCACCAAACCGCGCCACGTCTACACCCATCACGACAGCATCACCCTCCCATACCAGCGGCTCATACCGGCGCGATACCGCCTCCATCACATCCCCCAACCCCAACAAGCTGTTCAAACTCGACGGCGGAAACCGCCCAAATACGTTCACCAGCACCCACGGGTTCTCCGCCCCGTACATCCCAATCTGCTGTCGCGCCCACTCCGCACTCACACGACTCGACCTCAACGGACTGTCTGGATCCCCCGTTATCTCCGTCACATGCCACAGCGCCCGATCCCGCGTCGCCGCCCGATACAACGGACCACTCAGCATCGTCGGATTACCAGCCTGTACAATGTGACCCTCAATGCACGACGACAACCCAGCCTCAGCCGTCGCCATCACCGCGTCCGGTATGCCCCCGCTCTCGTCCAACAAGAACATGATGTAATCCGCGTGCAAACCCGCCAACGTATCCGCCTGCGCCTTCGGATCACCACTCTTGGGCCACGTCCTCGCACTCATGAACCACGTCTCGGGATACTGCTTGCTGCTGATCCGTGTCTTGGTCCACGAAAATAACTCCGTCAGCAATACCGACTTCTGCTGCCACTTCGCCATCTCCGCCCACAAATTGTCCGACAAGTTATCCCCAGTCACGCTCGTCGCCGCTATCTTCGGAAATGGCCGCGTCAACAAAAAATTCCACGCCAACCACGACAGCAACGCTGTCTTACCAGGTCCTTTGCACGCCTGCATCGCCAACCGCTGATTCCCAGGAAATGCCTCCAACACCCTCACCTGCCACGCATCAGGCTCTACCCCAAATAACTCCCGCACCATCAGCGCCGGACTATCCTTCCAACGCGGCAACCGCTCCGCAAACGCCGCCTGTACGTCAGCCGTTAACACAACTAGCCCTCACTTATATGCCCTCGCTGTAATTTTGTGGTGACAAGAGCAGCGGAATTTTGTGGATTTTTTCAAGCACCCCCCCCTACCCGCGCTCATGGGACTCCGGCGAAAACCCCGGGTCGCCCGGTGTCGGCGGAAGGGGACCCATCTGCTGCGCGGTTGCGCCGGCAGGCGCTGCATCATGCTCGATGGTCGCGCCTTGCTCGATGGCACGCATAGCCTGAGGTGCTGCTAACCCTGCTGCCTGCAGGACGGCCAGCCAGTCGAGCGCGTCAGTAGTCGCGGCCTGCTTGGGCGGGTCGTAGGTGCTGCGGTTGCGAACTCGCATGAGGAATTGCCTAGTTTCGATCCTGAGACGGTCGCGTGTCGTGTCGGCATCGTCTGCGCCGTCTGCTATCTGCACCAGCTCATCCGACCAGGCATCAGCCTGTAGTTCTAGCGCCTGCTGATACCGGCCGGCGAACCCGGCCACATCGTCGACCGCCCAGCGACGGACTGTCGCCGCACGCGGATATCCCGGCTGCTGGCATATGTCGGCCAGCGTCCGACCGTCTGCGAGCTGGTCGAGGATCGCGCCTGCCACGTCTGCGCTGTACGCGGTACTGACCGGAGCCGGGTCCATTGGGCAGTCGCCCGGCGGTCGCTCGATCGCGTCAAGCACGCGGGACGGCGGTGCATAGTCTAATCCTGGTGTCTGTCGCATGGCCGCGACCTTAGCACGGCGCCGCCAGACAGCCTATATGCCTGCCTGCTGATAGATGGCCTGTAGGCCCTGCCCTATGCCTGCCGGAGCCGTGACTGTGCGTTAGCGGCGATTGTGCGCGGTTCGCCTATTCGCTTGCAGGAATCGTGCCAAATTGGCGCTATTTGGACGCCATTTTAGGTCGTTGTGCAGTGCAACTTTACATAATCTGTCAATGTTAGATAACACACGTAACCATGCGGGTTCTAACGTTCTCTGACGGTGACAAAAACAGGGTCCAGGCCACGCCCAGTATGGCTCTAACGCTCTTACTCTACTTTTCCAAACATTTTGCGTAAATGTGGTGCTGCTGTATGCAGACCCTATTGTGCAGTGCAAGACAATATATATCAGTAATAGGGTAATAGAGAGTAAGAGCGTTAGGGCTATATGTGGCAAGGGTTTGAGGCTGATTTCGTCACCGTTAGATGACGTTAGAACCCGCGTCAATGCTGGGCCTCTCTAACAGAGATTTATGCACAACGACCCAGAATATGCACATAACGGTCATTTTCCTCTTGCACCGCAAAAACGTGCTGCAACGCCGAAAACCGTATGCGCATAATCCAAATTGACCTAGATCAATTCCCCGCTGCATTGCGGAATATTACGGTTTGGTAATGTTTGCCATATTGGCGTCATCGCATGTTGACACGTGATAACAATGCCCCTATTGTCTACCCATCGACAACCACAAAAGGAGATAAATCATGAGTACACCTAACAACGCCCGACATGTGGCATGGCATGTAATCCTGCACATGCAGCACAATGGATGGTGGCTGCACTCGGTCCATGACGGCAAAAAAACCGTCAATCTCGCGAGGCTCTCGCCGCATGAAGCCCGGTTGCGGGCGATGGAAACGATCTTCAGCCTGGACGATGCATCGCTGCGCTTCCTGCGCCCGCAGCCGGGCGACACCGAAACAGTCGTCCGCCACGTGTTGATGATCCCCAGCAACGGCGCGAAAATCGTCAGCGATTGGACCTGTGCCAAAGACGATAGTGACGGATTCGGAGCATGCATGCATGCTGCGCTGGCGATGTATGCAGCATGATCGCTCGCACAGTGGCGCGCACACTAGCGATTATTGAGACGGATCAGCGCAGCCAAGCAGCCTAGCGGGCAGCGGGTTAGCAATAGCCTGCTGCACGATGAACCACTAACCAACCGCAGCCAGACCCACCCTTAAACCCGGCCTAGCGCCGGGTTATTTTTTGCCGCGCTTCCAGGCCCGCTTCGTTGATCCGTCAAGGTAGACGGTTGTCGACTTGTACCCCATGCGCCGCAGGATCGACGCCACGCGTAGCTGGATCGCCCGGTCCCATTGGGATGCTTTCATACCGAGTGCATCCATACAGCCCGCATAATCGACCGTATCGCGGCCTTGCAGCCATGACTTAAGCAGGGTTTCCCATTCGTCAATTTCAAACCGCTTCTCTACTTCCGCCGCCGCCAGGTCTGCATCAATATCCCACCAGGACCGGCCAGCCTTGTATAGCGCGACTGCTTCCGCAAAGAGCTGGTTCCGATTGTCGGACAGATATTCTAGATTTACTTGCGCGGCTTCGACCGGCCAGAATCTGCGCCCGCCGGTGTCGTCGGTTTGCCACGTGTCGCGGTTGGTCGTGCCCGCGAACACGGCTCGGCGCGGAAAGTCCTGCACCCGGCGTCCGTAGCTTGGCCGATAGCGGTCTATTCTGGTCGTGATGATTCCCTTGATCCGCTCGACATCGGCCCGCTTGAAGGCGTGCAGCTCGGATATTTCGACCAGCCAGGCACCGGCCAGTGATTGAAGGAAATCCTTACTCTGGATCGACTCGTGACACTCGCTGTACCACTTGCCGCCCAGAATGCGCAGCGCCTGGGTTTTGCCGACACCTTGAGAGCCTTCAAAGATTGGCATTGTGTCTACTTGGCAACCGCCCTGATAGGCGCGGGCAACCATTGACGTAAGCCAGCATCGACCGACCGCCCAAGTGTATTTGTTACTTGGCGCGCCGAAGGCATCTGGCAGCATCATCTCTAGGCGGGGTTCCTTGTCCCATTTCAAGGTTTCGAGCCATTCCATAACTTCATTCGTGGTGCGCCGCCGTGCCAGTATCTGTAGCGCATCCTCAATAGGGCTGGCCCGGACTTCAGCCAGCCCGCACTCCCGCTGCATGGTCAGGTTAAGCCTGAGCGTATCGGCGTCCGTCCACTTGTAATAGGCGTCTGGGGTATCTGCTCCCCACGAGCTGAATACGGTGCCGTGGAAATCGTCGTAGTAGAACCTGCCGAGAAACGGCCTGTGACCTTCTAGCACCCGCATGACATTATCCAGCGTGCCCTTCGCGTGCCCTACCTTGCCGACCAGGTTAAGCCGCTGGTGCAGCTCGGCAATGCTTAGGGGCGCATCATCGCCCACCGGATCGCACACGGGCGCACGGACGGCACCAGATGGCTCGACAACGCCGAGCGATGGCGGGCGCTTGGATACCTGCACGCCTGCCGTGGCTGCGCTGTAGGGCGTCGCTAAAGCCGCCTTGACGATACCGGCCAACCCTTCCCGCGTGCCGCCAGTCGCCAGCCAGTCAGATATATCGCCCTTCTCTGGCAGACCGGGCAGCAGGGCAACGCAGACCTTGCTTGCGGTCGGGAGCAGCAGCTTGGCGACCTGCGCCGCGTGGACCTGCCCGGGCGCGTCATTGTCGGGGATGATGCAGACTTGGGCACCGGCAAAGATGGGCGTCCATTCTTCGCGCCACTTGCCTGCCCCGCCAGCATTGCACGTTGCAACACAGTTGAGACCGTAGAGCGCATCAACGTCTTTCTCACCCTCGACGATCAGGACGGTACGGTTAGCCGCTATCCCGGCGCGTAACTCCGGCAGCCGGTAGGGTACGTGCCGCACGCCGACTAGCGACCAGAGCCAGCCGCCCTTGCCATCGGGTTGCCGCTGCTTGAAGCCTTTAGGCTCGTAGCGCAGCGCCTGGAACAGCACCGCGCCTTGCTCGTCAGTGTAGTTGTATTCCGCCACAATCCGGGGACGTGACGCGGGGATGATGGCGACCGGTGGCGCGGGCCAAAGGCGCATGGCCTTCAGCGCCTCAACGACCTGGGATTGCTCGCAGCCCGCGTGACACTTGACCAGCAGTTTGCCGTCTTTGTCGGTAAGGCTCAGTGAGGCTTGGTTATCGTCGTGTGATGGGCACCTTGCGGTGCTATATGTGCCGTGGTGCGTGGCACCTCCGAGAGATTCAGCGACTTGTCTAGCATCCATTGTTATTCCGTGGTTCTAACGTGGTTCACAAAAAAGGAACGACAGGGAAAGCCAGCGGAACCACCACACTAGCTTTGTCGGTTGACCCTATCCCTGCGCCCCTTAACCCTCCAACATTGCCAGCGCTTCATCTGCGCTAGTGACGACACCGGCAAGCCCGCCCGCAGCCTGCACGGCTTTGATAAATCTCACTTGGTCGCCGGTCGGTTTGCCGCCCTTGCGCTTGACCTCGAGCGCGGCGAACTGCGCGATAGTCTGCCCGACCATCTCCGGCGTGATGGTGACCGGCCGCCAGCCGATCAAGTCACTACTCCCGACACAAAGACCATAGCGCACTATTCGCCCGTCCCGGTCGTAGAGTTGGCCGACATTGTTGCGAAATATGCGCCCGCCGGCATTGCTCCATGCAAGGCGCACGTCTGCAACGATAGCCGCCTCACTTTGCTTTCCCGATGGCATCGCGCATTTCCTGTAGCTTGTTCAGTTCCGGCGCGTCAGGTGCGTAGAATTTCAGCGCACCTTCCAGCATTCTTATCATGTCCCGCTGTAGCGCGAGCAGTCCCGGTTGCGTGACGATGGCAGTAGGTTGGATTCTCACCGGGGTATTCACGCTACTACCCTCCGACGCCTTGCGTCAAATACATGCTTGGCCCAACCGACCGCGTTGCGGAACCCGCGCCGCTTGCCGACCTCGATGAGCTGCTCCAGCGTTACCGCCCGCCCCTGCTCTCTCGCTCGCTCCCGGCGCAGCACAGAAGCCTCCACTTCCTCAAGCGTGCCTTCCTGCTGCTCGACCTTCCGCGCCTTCACAACGACCGGCGTACCGCATTGTGGGCAGGCTGACAGGCTAACGCGCAGCACGGCGAAGCATTGCTTGCACAGGCGCAGCGGTAGCGGCTCGTCCTCGCTGGCCTTGCGCTTGCGGGCGTCGTCGCCGTCTAGCGACCAGTCGCGATCATCGTCCGGCAGCCCGTGGCGGAACGTGTTGCCCGCGTGGTCTAGAATTAATGCGCGTTCCTTACCGGGAGAGACGCGCAAGACGCGACCGATCTGTTGCAGATGCAGGCCCATGCTCATCGTCGGGCGGAGTAGGATGCCAACGTGCAGCCCAGGAAGATCAAACCCCTCGCTTATCAAGTCGCAACTCGTCAGGACATTGATGCGCCCCGCCTTGAAGTCGGCAACGACGCTGCGCCGCACGTCACGATCCATGCCGCCGTCAATGCTGACTGCGCGATAGCCCGCGTCTCGGAACTGCTGTGCAACGTGCCCCGCGTGTTCGACACTGACGCAAAACGCCACCGCTGGCAGGCCATCAGCAAGGCGCTTGTAGTGGCCGATCACATCCCCGGTGATGGATGGCTTATCGACCCGCTGGCCCAGTTCGCCGCGCACGAAGTCGCCGCCGCGCTTGTGCATCCCGGTCATATCAACACTCTTGGGCGCGAAGATGCGATAGTCAGCAAGCGATCCCATGTCGATCAATTCGCGCACAGTCGGGCCGAGTACCATCTCATCGAACGACTGGCGCAGACCCTCGCCAGATAGCCGGTACGGTGTCGCCGTCACACCGAGGACAAACGCCTTCGGGCACGCGGCCATGACCTTGCCCCATGTAGACCCGCCCGTGGCGTGATGCGCTTCGTCTACTACCAACAAGTCAGGCGCAGGCCGCTCGGCAAGCTGTCTCACCAGCGTAAACACGCTCGCAACGACCACGCGCACCGATGGCGGCGCACGACGACCACGCGCCAGCACACCATGCGCGACGTTGAACGCGCTCAGGGTGTCTGAGACTTGCTCCACCAACTCGTCACGATGGACCAGGACAGTGATGCGCTTGCCCTTCGCAGCAACGCGGGATGCCATATGAGCAAACGTGATTGTCTTGCCGCTGCCGGTCGGGCTAACCGCCAGCACGCGCTTGTGCCGTCGCATAGCCGCCTTGATGTCGGCAACCAGCGCGTCTTGGTATGGGCGTAGCGTTATCACAGACCCAGCGCCCGCCTGATCCATGACTTGCGCTGCTCCGGTGCCAACCCGCACGACCGAGCGCGGTACGCCTCCAGTGCGAGCCGGTTCTTGTGCTCAATGTACGACTCCGGCTTTGGCTGCTCGATGTCGCGGAACTCTGCGCTGCGGTCATGCAGGTATTTTTTGTAGTCCGTCATCCCCACACTCTCCCTGAAACAATCCGACTAACCGAGTGCTGCCGTATCCCGTACAGCTCGGCAATCTCCCGCTGCTTGAACCAGCGTGAGAAATACAGGTCGCGTATCTGCTCTGCGAGTTGGCGGCTCATGTGGCGGTAGTGGCGCTTCTCTGTCTGCGTGGCGGGGACTGTGGCGTAGTAGGTCATGACTGTGACTCCAGCTTTGCCCTGTAGTCCCGCATCGACTTGCCGCGAACGAACTGCGTAACTATCCCCGTCGCCTTGTTTTTGCGCCACAAAGACGCGTCTGCAATCCCCACTGCTGGCTCTATTGCGATGGTGTCAAACAACTCTGCGGCTAACTGCTTGCGCCAGACATTGATCGTTCTCATGCGGCGCACTCCACCGGCCTGATGCGCAATGCACTGGTAGCCTAGAGACTCCCAAAACTGATTTGCGTCAAGGTCAAAACCGCATCGGAGCGTGATGCTGCTCGCCTTGCATTCTTCTGCGTAATGCTCCATGACAGCGACAATAGCCGCCCCGTATAGCCTTCGCCTTGCATCGTACTGGATGCAGACTTGGTGACATTTAACGTCCTTGCCTGATGCGCCAACGTACAGATACCCGCATGGTTCACCATTCAGCAGACCGAGAAACAATCGCCCCTTTCCCGCCTCACGCTCAAATACCTGCTTGGGATAAAACGACAACGCCTCAGCGTTTTTCTTTTGCAGCCCATCAACGAACGCAATCAGATCAGGGTGCGACTGGACAACAATAAAGTCACTCACCCCCGCACCTCCTGGCACTGCGCCTGCGCCTTGTTCGCATCCAGCATCTGCCAGACAGACCACGCGATGACGACCAGCACTACCCATGCGCATAGGGAGTAGCCGATCACGGCGATCAGGGTTTCGCGGTCTTTCATCGTTCATCCCTCATCGCATCAGCAATAGCCTCTGCCAAGTCTCTCTCGGCAAGAGATCGCGTGTTGACGCCTGGATTGTCGATATGGCTTTTGAGTGACCAGCCGGTAGGCCGCAGGTTTTCCCACCAGCGTTTAGCAAGCAGCGCAATGCGTGCGGTGTCTTTCATGGCTGATCCCCGAACACGTCTGGCCGCAGATCGGCCTTGCTGATTCCGGTGACAGCCTCGACGCGCTGGCACAGTTCCGGCGCGACGGGCCGACCGCGCATCCAGTTCCAGACGCGCTGACGGTCTACCTTGAGCCGCTTGGCGAGCTTTGCCTGCCCGCCATTCGTTTCAACGTAAAGCTCCAGCAGCTTTGTGACACGTCGTATCTGTTCGTTGTTCATCATGTGAAGTCCTCCTGAAAATTTATTGTCACCCCCCCTTGACACGTTGTCAACAGGGGAATACTGTCGCTACATCAGCAACCACTACGGAGAACCACATGATAACCACCACGCTCAACGCCATACGTGAACACTCACCATGCGCCGATGGCTGGACGAAGCTGCTAGACCATCTTGGCAAGACCAAAGCTGACGATGAACCATTGCCGCTACTGACCGTACTCGATAGCAACGGTTTGGATGACACGCTCTGGTGTCTCCGCACCCGACCAGACCTTGACAGGCTCTGGAGGCTCTACGCAGTCTGGTGCGCTCGACAGGTACAACACCTGATGACCGATCAGAGCAGCATCGACGCGCTTGATGTGGCCGAGCGATACGATAACGGCGAGGCGACCGATGCTGAGTTGGCCGCAGCGAGGGCCGCAGCGAGGGCCGCAGCGAGTGCCGCAGCGAGTGTCGCAGCGAGGGCCGCAGCGTTGGCCGCAGCGATGGCCACAGCGAGTGCCACAGCGAGTGCCCCAGCGAGTTACGCAGTGAGGGCCGCAGCGTGGGACGCAGCGAGTTACGCAGCGAGTGCCGCAGCGAGGGCCGCAGCGTGGGACGCAGCGAGTGCCGCAGCGAGTTACGCAGCGAGATACGCAGCGAGGGCCGCAGCGTTGGCCGCAGCGAGGGCCGCAGCGAGGGACGCACCGAGGTC